ATTCCATTTTTTAATTCACTGTATGAAGGATTGCCAGTTGTCACTTTTACTTTAAAGCTTTTACTGTTTACCAAGTTCCGTATGTCTCTATCGCTCATTTTAAAGTATTTTCTCTGTATACTACGTTTATATCTCCGATTTCAAATGCATCATCTGGTTTGTCAGTTGCGCCTGTTCCTGGTGCAGAGATTTTTATTTGGAGAGAAACTGTATTTGATTTACTAATTGTAAATTTTTGTACTGCCCATTCAGTTTCGTCTGTAAAAAATCCTGCATCTTGCCAACTAGCATCTTTACCAGAGCTATAATCAGTGCGTTTATAATATAGTTTAACATTACTGCCCCCCGCATTCCTATGAGTTACGTAAATATTGTAAATGCGTTTACGAGCAGAGTTTGAATTAAAATTCAAATCCTTAGACAAAGCTTCAAAATATATATTACCAGAAGCGTTTCTGTTTATCTTCTTTAAGTTTATTGAATATGGTGAGTTAGATCCGCTTTGAGATCCAAATATCATATTGTCATCCCAGTCTACAATAAAGTTTGTTACTTTTTCGTGATTCATCATTGCGTTAGTATCAGATTTTTGATTATAAACAAACGAACCAGTTTTAAAGCTAAATACAAAAGCACTACCATCTTCAGAATTTGTAGTTACAGTTGCATTGTTTTTAATAATTAACCATTTTTTATAAGGATGATACCCTATTAAAGGATCTGTTCTAGTCCCTATAAAAGATTCCCATTTAGATTCAGATATAATTCTTTGATTTTTTCTTTCTAAAAGATTTACAACTCTTGATCCATCATAATGATAAATTCCATGTTTATTTACCCAACTGACTCCAAATTCACTTTTACAAACTGCGCCTGAATGAGATACTCCCATATTTTGCTTAGTTGCTTCTAGAAATTCACTTTCAGCTGCAACATTAATAATGTACAGAGTTTGCTCTTTAAACTGCAGTACCCTGTCATTAAAGCCTTCTAAGTGTATTATTTTTTCACCATCTGAAGTAGTAGCTATGGAAATGTTTTCCCATAAAAAAGTATCTGGCTTATTAGGTGGGGTCTTCACCATAACGTCTCCCTGATCTATAACAGAGCCTTTATCGGGATTATACATTGTAACATCTCCAATATAAACAACTCTTCCAAGAACAGTTGATGTTCTGTATTGAGCGCTTATATCTGTTGCAGTACTTGCATAACCAGAGGATGTTTCAAAGGTTTCTGTGTTTGGAAATGCTTTTTGATATCCCACAGAAGACCAGACCCTTCCATCGTGTGATGAATCTGGATATACTGCCCATGCTTTATAGTCCCCAACTCCAGATACATCATTACCTCCGTAAGAAGTATCAAAAGAAGCTATTTTCCACCAGCTATCTGCACCTTCTTCACTTGCATAAACATTAATACCTTTTATTCTAGGGTCAATGCTATTTCCGTATTCTGACCGAATAATTAACTCAACTGAAACATCTTTTATATATGGAATTTCATTATTACCAGAACTTCCACCATCAGTATAACACACTCTTGAATTGATAAAATCAACATTATCATCACCAGTGGTTCTATAACACAGAGGACTTTCTTGTTCTCCTTCATATACATAAGAAACAGCTAGAGACCACTTTGCCTCCCATCCCGTAGCAGTGGGACTAGTACCCGTTAAAGCTGTTTCGTCTCTATGTGCAACTAGCGTAACACTAATTAATTTATGACTCATTGTTAATGCACTATTGCCTATATTTCCTCCTGGGAGATCAATAATTGATTTCCTAGCACCACTATGATAAGAGCTATTAATATGAAATCCTGTTGGTGGAGACATAGCTTGATGAAGGGCTTGCCAGCTTGTATACCCTTGGGCATTTGCAGTAGCTTTCCAAAATGTTCTGTTTACCCACCCTACCCAGTTAGGGATATAGTTATCGTGTGTTGCATTTTTATCTGAAACTCTAATTACTCCATCGTAGGTGTACACATTTGGGTTTAAAGTAAAACTTAGTCCAGAAGTCTCCGCAATTAGCGATAGTGGAGTTGAGTTCCAAGCGTTGTTAGTTTGTTCGTAAAAATCAATTTTTTTATTTCCATTAATGAAACATATATATTTTGCAGGCCCAGGTTTTGATATATAATAAGGACTAGCACCGCTTCCAAGTGTTAATGTGCCACTAGCACCTGTCATTCCAGCGGCAAATGTTATATTGGGGTATATTTTATTATTAGAAGTAGAGGTAATAGTAACAGATCCATTAAGGGCTTGATTACCAAATCCAGACAGTGTTATGTAAGCACCAGTTCTATTTTCAAGATGGCTATAAATTGTTGAATCAACGCCAGTAATAGCAATGGTGTCATTATTTTCTATTACTATATCAACAGAATCTTGATTGTATAAAGTATAGTCACTTGAAAGTTTGAATAGGCTATTTCCCATATTCATTTGAGACGTAAATGTATTTGGAGAAGTGCCACCAGTATGAGCTACACTTTTAAGTGTATTCTTTATAATGCCAATGGTGTCAAGATCGACACCATTAGCCATTACAAGCTCGTTATCAGCTATGTCTTTTTCAGAAGACCCGTCATTAATGCCAAGCTCGAATCTTTCAATTTTCCATTCTTTCTTAGGCATTGTTTACTACTTTGATCCAAAGACCTTTGAGAAAAAGCCTTTTTTCTTCTTTTTGCCCTTGCCTGATATTTTTTTAACTTTTCTTTTTTTCTTTTTTACTTCTTCCATAGCAATGAGATTACAGGTAACAGAATCTTTTTTAGTAATCTCAGGCATTTTTATCTGAAGTGTATCGGGATTGTCAATCAATACAATTGCAAGAGCCATTGTGCATATTGGAGTCATATTACTTACCATCCATAACAAGTTGCATTACTTTAACAAAAATATTCTGCATTGAATCTGCAACATCTCTAAAAAACGGCCCTTCTTTTTCGTCTTTTACAAAAGGAATATTTATAGCTTTATCCATTGTTTCAGCAACTAACTCTTCAAATTCATCACTTTTTATATAAGTTATCATTTGCTCTTTATATTTATCTGTAGCATCATCTACTAAATTGGTAGCCATTTTAGTTGCAGATGCTAGTAGTATTTTTTTATAGTCCATTTGGTTCTCCTAGTTTGCCCATGCTTTTATTGTTTTAGGCCCGAATTCCATCGTAACCCACCCTGTTCTTATTATAGGGAAAAATGAATATCTTGCATATTCTGCATAGTCAAGAAATGACCCTCCCCTACAATACCATTTTCTTTTAATCTCTTCATTGTTTCCTTCAACAACTAACGAATCAACTGGTTTTGCATATAGTTGATGATTGTGTCCTAAAAAGAAAATATCTCCTTGGCTATAGACACTTGCCATTTTTTCTAATTCAAGGTCGCCATTTTTACCACCACCTTTTCCATGTCCAGACACCATAAACCATTCTTTGCCTTTTACAGACAGTTTTGTATATCCAGGTAACTTGAAGTAAGGTACATTAAGATCATCGGCAAGTAACATTGAGACATCAAATCCTAAAAGATTAACACTCCTGATAAAATCATGGTTACCACCACGAATAAATAGAAGTTTATCTGCAATCTTCTCGATTCTCTTTCTAAATGATATATGCTGCTCATCGGGCTCCATTGATTGCCCCCTTTGAGATATCTTATAATTCGGTGGTATAAGTTCAATATTGTCTCCATTTAAAAACCATCTTGCGTTTGGATCTGAATCGACCTCTTCGATAAATTGGTTAAAATGATTCCAGCTATGCTCAGATGCACCATGATGGACATCAGTTGCACCGTGGACTTTAACAGATTTATCGAATTTAAATGAAAGAACTCCACCTGGTTCAATAGCCCCATCTTTGAAATGTTCTATTTGATTCATTGGTACTTGGTACCATTTTCCACATTTTGTACATGAAAATCTTTGCTGCTCTCCTGTTTTGGTCTTTCGAAGGCCTTCCTTCACGACTCGTATTGAAGAACAATAAGGACATATCATTCACTCCCCCTTGTTTGCTTTTATAAAGTGCTCAATAGTTCCCTTCCCAAGCTTAGTATTGTAAAAAGTTTTCCAATATCGTGCTTGAGCCTCTATATCTCCCATTGCTGGTAGTTTTTTAGGAACTCTTCTATAATGCAATCGGCACATAGCAGCTTGAACTGCGATGTTTGTATAAAGACAGAATTCTAAGTCAGCTTCGTCGAAGCCTAAAGTCATTAAAGCGTTTTTATATTTAGGCCTGTAAATAACGTAATTTTCTATTATATCTCTACATGTGGCAGGCTCCATTTGGAAAAACCCTAATGCAGGGCCTTTTATTTGCTCTAAGTGCCTAAATCCACTTTCAGCATTTCCAGTAGCTATTATCAATGAAACTGCATCTTCTGAGTATAAACCCATCCTACCCAATGTTTCTTTAGTGATTTTCTTTACAGCTTTTTTAATCATTTTGTTCCTCTTATATTTGGAGAGCTTGAAAAAACTGGAGTAACTCTTCTTACTGCCTTTACTCTATTTTCTCTATCCATATGAGCCCATTTTATAAACATGGTATAGAAGTATTCTCTTTCTTGAATGTTTTGCTCTTCTTCTGATTTCATTGCTTTGAAATAATATATTAGTGCATTTGCTAAAGTTTCAGACATGTCAAGTTCAGAAGTCTCAGTTGTTGGAGTAGTAGGTAGCTTGCTGTATTCAAACATAAGCCCATCACTAACTGTCTCTTGAGGAGATTGCCACTTGCCATCTTTATTTTCTACGATAGCAACATCTCTGCCTCTAAAATAGTATGCGTATTTATTATCAGACGCCATCTTGATCTACATCCTCTAGCATCTTTATTCTAGGTACAGAACGATACTTTACTTCTCCATCATCACCTTCATGCTTAACTCTAACATCTCTTAGGTTTACCATATTTGGTGGAGTTGTGTAGTGACGCTTATTTAAAGTTATATCAGTTTTTGCTTGTTCTATTTTTTCAGGAAAGTGACTTTCTAACTCTAGAAGCGCACTTTTTAAATAAGATTTTGCAACGCCAAAATTCTGGACTCCAGATCTTTGCATTAGCTCTATAAATTTCATGATACCTCCCAAGTTGAATCTTGTATTGAAGAAAGTGTTTGATAGGAAGAAGATGAAATTGATTGATTTGCCCAAGATGCATCAGATCCAGCATTATACAATGACCATTGAGTAGCCACTTTCCAACCTATCGAATCCCAAGTAGATCCAAAAAATTGAAACGATGAGCCTGTTGTTATATCGTCCCATTTCATTCCAGTGGCCTCATCCCAAGGAGAGCCAATTGAAGTGTCGTTAGAGACC